GTTGTTGCTCTGGATGATGACACCTATCGTGCTATCCTGAAGCTGCAGGCAATCGCCAACCAGTGGGATGGCACTCTGCCCAGCATAGCTGATGACCTCGACCGGGTATTTCCTGGCATTGCCATCCAGGACCTGGGTGATACACCTACCGGTCTTATGTCTATGGATGTGCTGATACCAGCAACGATGATAAGTTCGCTTCTGCTGGCAATCCTTGAGCAGGATTTTCCGGTGAAGCCAGCAGCTGTGCATGTTAACTTCATAGAGACTACGCTTAGCACTCAGCCTATCTTTGCTTTCGATGTTGATGGTTCATCAGGTGGACTGCTGGGCGGGTTCGATCAGGCTGCATGGGGCATCATCGTTCTATCAGCATAAAATAAGGGGACACGCCGTAATGGCAACGAACGATTTCCAGACTTTCGCTGCCGACCCGGCAGCTAATGTGATGGCGCAGGCAGACTATGCCGCCAGCGGGTTTACCGCACGCCTGCTTGGTTTCTCCACCGGCACTGCGCTGTCGATCCAACTGAACAAGGTGTGGCGGCAGGCGTCGCTGATCAGCCACATGATCGGCCAGTTCACCGTCGACGAGGTCGCCCAGGACATGCTGGATGATGGCACGCCGGGCGGCGTGTCGGCATTGCAGTCGCATTTCCGCGCCGCTGTCACCCACGTCGCACAGGGCGCTATCGGCGTCGGCTATCTGCCACTGATCGGCGGCACGCTGACCGGGCCGTTGACGATCAATGCCCCCACTGGGCTGGCGATCAATGCACCAGCATCGACATCAGCCGCGATGAACCTGGGGAGACAGGCGGGTTTTGCGGCACAGTTCGTCAGCTATACCGGAGCCAATCAGCGTTGGGCTATTTTGCTTGCCAATGCCGACCCAGAGCAGGGCAGCAACACCGGCTCCGATTTTTCCATTCTGAGCTACACAGACGGCGGACTGCCGCTCGACACGCCGCTGTTCATCAACCGCGCGACGGGGGTGGTGAATTTCTCCCACGCGCCGACGCTCAATGGATCGTCGCTGCCCTACCTGCCCATCATTGGCGGCAATCTCACCGGGCCGCTTGGTGTGGGCAGCACCGGCATCGCCTACAACGGCGTTGGCTGGGGCGCGCATCGCTTGGCGTTCGGCTGGGACAACGCGTTCGTCACGGCCGCCGTCGATGGCACCTACATCGGCCAGCTTGCCACGGTGGGCTGGACCCAGTCGCTCACCGGCAATTATCTGCCACTGTCAGGCGGTCAGGTGGCATGGCTGAATGTCAGCACCAACCTGACGATCTACGGCAACACGGCGCACGCCGGTTATACCAGTTTTGCCAATCTCGGGGATTTCGCGAATTTCTGGGATGGCCGCTATCGGTTCCGGCAATGGGCCAGCAGTTGGTATGACGCCTGGGATGGCGCGACCGGACTGCGTGCGTGGTCGAACAACGTCACATGGATTATGAACCTTGATGGCGCTGGCAATCTTTATTGCCAAGGCACGCTGAACATTGGCAATAGCCGCATTAGTTCAAGAAACTCCACCAATCAAGGCGTCGCACCGTCAGTCAGCGCCTGGAACCTCGCCGCCGGTGTCGCCAAGGGCTTCTGGGTCGATGGCAATGGCCTGTGGTTCGGCAACACGGATGCCGGCGGCAACCCGACGCGGGCAGATGCCTTGTTTGACAACAACGGTTATTGCACGTTCTACAGTCAATTGCAGATCAATGGCTCAGTGTGGGCAGCGGGTGGCCTGACCACGACCAATCAACTCGTGCTGTATTCGTTCCATGTGCAAGGGCAATCCACCTTCGATGGCAACGTCGGGTGTGGTGGCAACCTCGATGCTGCCACCGTGCGTGCCCACTGGCGGTCGTTTATCAGCAGCACCAGCCCGACGTCCACGCTTTATAATGCGGTCAACGGCAATTGCATGGGCATGTGGGTCGATGCCGCGCTAAGTTTTGGCTATCTCAATGGTAACGGTGATCCATCATGGTCGCTGTTCCATGTGAACAGCACAGAGTTCGTCAGCGCGGTGCCAGGGTGGTTCGCGCAGCCGGGCTATCTGAAGCACGGCATGACCGAAAAAGACCTCGATCTGCCCGGCGCGACGAAGGCTGGAACCGGCGACATGGCTGGCATCACGTTTGTCGATACAGCGGCGCTGATCGCCAACCTGTTCAAGCGCGTCAAGCAACTGGAGGAAAAGGTCAATGGCACAATCCACTGAGCGCGACGGGATCGCCGCATGAGCGACAATGAACAGCCGCCACCGATCCCGCCGGTCGATCCGGGGACCGCTGTGCCGACACCGCCGCATAAGACGCCGGACTCCAGTTTGTATTCACAGCAGACGGTGGTCATCGAACATCCCTGGCAGCCACCCTTTGTCGCGCCGGCACCACCGCCACCGCCGGTGCCGGTTGCGCCAACCGCACCGGTCAATGTCGATGTGCCGTATGCGTCGCAGACCGGCACCACGCTCAACTGCACCATGGGAAACTGGCAGGGTGAGCCAATCGGCTATACCTATCAGTGGCAGCGCGATGGCGATGTGATTGGCGCGCTGGCGCCGCAGTATTTCATCACCGACGACGACATAGGCACCACCTTCGCCTGCATCGTCACTGCGTTCAACGCGGCTGGCGCCGTGTCGATCACCTCCAACGACGTGACCGTCGTTGCCACACCCCCTGACGCATAAAAGGAGCAGCCTATGGCAAAGATACCTGAGATTACGTGGACCCTGACGGTGGACCAAGCGAACCAAGTGATGGCGGCGGTCGCCAAGCAGCCGTTTGAACAGGTCGCCGACCTGATCGTGGAATTGCGCAATCAGGCGCAGGAGCAACTCAAGGCCCAGCAGCCGCCGCAGATGCCGCCCATGCCGGGCAGTGAGGCCAAGCCGAACGGCGAGGCGCGGGCACAATGAGCCGGTCGGTGACCGTGCAGGCCCGCCTGGTCGCGGTCGGCGATCAGTGGCAGGGCAACCTGGTGACCGGTGTCGTGCAGTCCTGGCAGCCGCAGAATATCGACATCACGGTGACTGATGGTGCTACGACACGGAGCCGCACCGTCACCATCAACCGCAACCAGTGGCTCGTGGTGCAGCGTGGCTAGACCTCCTCCAGCTTCCTCCATGGAAGAAATCTTCGGCCCCCTGGTGCAGACCCAGGGGGCTTTTTTTTGCCTTCGCTCTGAGGCCAGGGCCAGGGGAAGGGCAGCCAGGAGGCTCCTGGTGGCTGGGGTAGCCAGGGGGGGTGCCTAAAAAGGCTTCCTGCCCCCTTCCTAGGCCCGGGAAAGAGGGGGTGCCTGTGTGCCTGTTCTGGCGGTAAGACACAGCATGCACCCCCTCTCCACCCTCCGGGGGGAGGGATCGGAGCCTAGGCCTGGCGGCGGGCGAAGACCAGGCCAAGCAGGCCGGCACCCAGCAGGACCAGGGTTGCCGGCTCAGGCGTGCTGACCACCGACTGCGGATCAAAATGCCATGCCTGTTCGAAGGACGTCAACATGTCAGCTGGCAGGCCGTTGCCGTTCAGGATGCCGAACGGGTCCAGGAAGCTAAACAGCGGTCCCAGCCCACCCGCCGGGAACGGCGCGTTGAAGGTGTTGCCCACACCTGGACCAAACAGCGGACTGACCTGGGGTGTGAAGCCCTGGAACGGTGAACTGGCGAACACCTGATTGACGCCGTTGATGTCGGCAGCGTTGAATCCGGCGTCGAAATTCACCGGCACCAAAGCGGTCAGACCTATCTCCCGCATATCGAAGTTGACGTTTGATCCACTCAGTGGCTGACCGTCGTTGGTGTGCAGATCGAACACCAGCCACTCGCCCCCGCCTGCGGTTGGCACGATGGTAGTGTCAAGGATCAAGGTCGGCGACAGAACCTGGGTGGCGGTGTTCAAGTGCGCCGTGGTCGAGACGTCACCGCCGTTCACCCCGGTAGCGTCGAAGGTGTAGGGGGCAGCGACGTCGAACAGTTCAGCGTGGGCTGTAAGCGGCAACAGCGCCACGGTCGCAGCAAGGAGCAGTCTTCGCATTTGTATATACCTTCAAAAAAAGGGCCGGGGACAGGGGTGGGAACTCTGCCGCCGGCCCAGTTGTTACGCCCTACAGGACCCTGCGTTTCACCCACCCAAGGCCCAGCAGCCCGATGCCCAGCAAGGCAAGCGATGCCGGTTCCGGCACTGTGGTGCAGGTGCCGGGTGTGCATTGCTGGCCGATACTGACGTCGTCAAACGCCGACAGCGTGATGTGCGACAGGCCAGGTGTATTGCTGCCCTGCTTGTTCAGGAAGGCAATTTTGAAATCCGCCGTGCCGGTGTTGTTCGGCGAGTCCGGCAGGATCACGTTGATGAACTTATAGGCGTCGGAATTGCTGCCACCGTTGAGCAGCACCTCGAAGCTGATGCTGATCGGCAGGTTGTCCTGCGCGTTGCCGTTGGTGTCCACCCAGGACAACGAAAAGCTACCCAATGGCTTCGCGCCGATGCTGTCGGACATCATGACGAATTTGATGCCGTCCAGCGTCATCACCGATGCCGTGGTGTTGTTTTCCACCCGGCCCACCACAGTTGAGGCGGGCGAGGTGCCAAACGCGGTGTCCATCAGGTCGCGCTCGTGGCCGGGGCTTGAACTGTTGTCGTTGACCTGCAGGTTGCTGGCGCAGACCGACGGATGATAGGCCAGCAGCGGACTTGTGCCGATGTCCAAGGTGATATCGCTGATAGAGCAGAGTGGCAGCGCTGCCGGCGCGGGTGGCGCTGGGCCAGCAAATGACGGGATAGCATGGAAGAACACTGCCCCCGCCACTATGGTTGATGTTGCCAGAAGACGTTTCATTTAGATAACCTTTCAAAAGCAGACAAAAGCCGTCAGCAGGACCACCCACAGCACCGCGCCCAGTGCGCTGCCGCAGGTGATCCCTTTGACGGGGTCGAGGTCAGTCGGTTTTGCGTCGCGCGGACACAAAGCCCAGGCCAAGCAAGCCAACGCCCATCAGTGCCAACGTGGTCGGCTCAGGCACGGCCGAGGCCGATACGTCACCCGTGAAGCTCGCGCGGAATGCGCCGATGGTGCTGCCGTCGATAGCCAACGGATTGGACAGGTTGACGAAGGTCAGGTTGAACGAAGACGGCGGGTTAAGTTCGCTGGCCGGCACGACATTGCTGGTCAGCACAAGGCTCTCAGGCGGGTTGCTGACCTGCACCGTCAGGCCAGGACCGCCAGCGGCACCGAACGCGGCGTCAGAGAATGTGCCGCTGAGGAAATTTCCGCCGCAGCCTGCCACCGAGGATACGCAGAACGTCCCCGAGTAGTGCTGGATAATCTCACCGGAGATGTTCACAGCGGAGTCAATCGACGTGGCGGTCAGTTCAAACGAGGCACCCGAGACGTTGAAGATACCGCCGCCCAGCGTGACCAGGGTGCCGGTGGGGATGTTGATGGTGGTCGCGGTGCCGTCGTCAGTCGCGGTGACGGTGTTGATGC